CTGCTGGAGATATTTTAGCTGCTTATAAAGTACCTAATGCTTGGAGTTGTGACTTATTAGGTTCTTTGACTAATCTGCAACCAGTATTTAAAACTAGTGTTACTGGAACTGAATATGGAGGCTTTTATAATATTTCTAGTACTGCTGGATGTGCTCCATGCGATGCCACAAATACAAATGTAACACCAATTCTATCTTACTCTTCTGGTGGATCTGCTGGATATTCTTCATCTGATTCGTTTAAGAAAAATTACGAAATTTTATCTTCAATTCCTTCTGGATGTATAATAAATGCAGTTTTAAATACTGATTCAACAATAAATTATTATGTCAGTGAAGAACGACCAGAAATTTTACTTTCTGTCGATGGTAATATTGGTTCTTGCAAAGCCTATTTGAAGACTGAATATGTTGGTGGAACCAATGGCTGGAAGGTAATAGGAATAGAGATTGAAAATCAGTTAACAAGTAGCAATATCACATATGTCGAACCAATAAATCTTGTTACTGCTATAGGAAGTGCCTCTGAAGGTAAATTTTCAAAACTATTAGCAGCAATACAATTTAATTTATCTCCGATCACAAAGACCGGAGAATCATACCTATCAATTTATGATTTATTAAGAACTAAGCTCCTGTCAGTTACATCGAATATCAATTCGACAGATATTCAAACTTACATAACGACTGCTGGAGCTACATTCAATTATTCAAGCGCATTCTTAATCGGAAATGTAAAAAATTCAAGTAGCTATAAGCTTGCTCCCAAGGTTTATAGAAATTATACAGAATTTGCAAAAGCCAGTTCTACTGTAAAGATTGAGTCTATTGAAGGTAGTATAAATGATATTACCTTTGAAACTACATGCACTGATATAGCGTCATCTTTGATTGCTGATGATTATTTCATCAGCAAAGCTGGATTTGATAAGAGCATAGGAGATGGTTCAACTGAATTTGAGCCATTCAAGGCAGTATCAAGCTATAATTTAGGATTTGATAATGTCTCTGCCGGAAATACCACAGGAACATTTGAGCTTTCTCACTACTCATCTTACTCTTTAACTTCTGGCAATACTTATTACTACGAAGATGTTGGTAGTACTGGTGGTATTTTCCAGATAACAGGGGTTACGGCAAGTTCAATAAATATATCTGATTGTGATGTTCTTTTCGCCACTGACACCACATTCAACGAGTCAAAAACATCACTAACCCTAATTTTCAATATCTAAAATGAGCACTAATTACCCATTTGACGATCAATTCCCGTTAACCAACTACCCATATTCCAGTAGATCTTGGGGGTTGAATGTAGATTCTGACACAAAGAAGAATTATAATTTTGTTGGATTTAAGCCAAAGTCTAGATTACAGGCTTCGGAACTAAACGAGATTCAAGAAATTTTTGCAATGCAAAATACTCTTAATCTTAACATGATTAGAGAATGGTTTAATGAGATCAATGGAACTACTTGCGACGGTCCTGCTTGGAACGGGGCAACACCACTATTTCCTAAGTCTCATCCATCTGGGGGTACATTCGAAGCCCTGGTTGGTTATACCTACACAGGTACTGGCGGCATAACTTTAACCTTTAATGAAGGATGGTATTTGATTACTCTTGATTCTGGAATCAAGCAGTGGATTTATCTAAACAGCGAAAAAAATACAAATATAGTCCCAACATCTACTGTTCAGTATTATTCAGGCCTTTCATTTAGCTCGGATTATATCGATTGCACAGAAGATACTAGCCTTCTTGATAATTCTTCTGGTTCACCTAGCCAGTCTATCTGCGGTGCTGATCGTTATCAAATCAATTTCACTACAGCTGGGATTACTGGTGTAACTGGATTTAACGAAGGTACATTCCAAAAAGTAGTAAAATTCACCTTGACAGGTTCCACATTATCTGTAAGTTATATTAATGGTTTAACTATTTAAAATAGGAATATTTTATGATGAAGAAAAAGCCTTGCGGTTGCGGAAACAGTAATCCTAAAAAAATAGAAAAAATAGAAAAAAAAGAAATAATCAGAGAAGAAAAAAATTTTTCTGAAACTCCTTTAACTCACGGAAATTCTATTATGAGAGGTATTAGCATGGTTCAAAGCTATGCGATATCTTTAATTTCTCGCGGAATATCTGCAAAAAAGGTAGAACCCACAACAAAAAAACTTAGATCATTGAGTTGTTTTGGAAATAAAGACGATGGTGGTGATTTGCCCCCATGCTCCCATTTAATTAAATCTGAAACTGAAGGTAAATTTTATTGTGGTGCTTGCGGATGCGGGGATAAAAAAACCACATGGTTAAATGGAAAAGATACAGAATATAGCAAATTAGATTATCCAATTTTAACTTGTCCAATAACAATGCCAGGTTTTAATAATTATTCTCCTAGTACTCCAGACGAATGGAAAGAACCTATTACTAGAAAAAAATATATTGAAACCATGAGAATGGCTGATGTAACTAAAGTTGATATTTCAATAAATGAAATACCGCTATCTGTTTTAGAAATATTACAAAAGATGCAACAGAATAGCGATGAAAAAAATAATGGCCAACAAGATGCATAAATAATCTAAATGGCCAAACCAAATTCAAAAGAATCACTTATTGAATACACTTTTAGGAAGCTCGGAGCACCTGTAGTCGAAATAAATGTCGATTATCAGCAAGCATTAGATCGTCTTGATGATGCTCTAGAATTCTTTTCAGAGCGTCATTTTGATGGCGTAGAAAAAGCATATTTTTCATATCAATTAACAGATACTGATATAACCAATAAGTATATTAATACAAATAATTTTGGTCCAATTGTAGGTGCTTCTGGTGGAAATCCAAACGGATATGATGTTTTATCAATAATTAGAGTTTTCCCTTTCGGGACATTGAATACGAATGAACTTTTTGATGTCAGATATCAATTAGCTTTAAATGATGTGTATGGTATTAATACCAATCTAGGATTTGTAAATTCTACTCCTATTGCAAATTTTGATCTTACTAAACGGTACATTCGTCTTATTGAGATGATGTTCGATCCAGAAAGAACAATTCGTTTTAATAAAGTAACAAATAAACTTTATATTGAAACTGATTGGACTGCTTTAAAGGCTGGTACTTACATAGCAGTAGAAGCTTATGTAAATTTAAATCCAGATTTATATCCAGAAATTTACAATGATAGGATGTTAAAAAAGTATTTTACTGCTCTGGTCAAGAAGCAATGGGGACAAAATTTATCTAAGTTTGATGGTGTTGCTCTTCCAGGTGGAGTTCAATTGAGAGGCGGAACAATATTAACAGAAGCAGAAAGAGAAATACAGCTTTTGGAAGATCAGATTATTTCTGCGTATGAACTTCCACCAGATATGATGACGGGTTAATATGGCGTTAAATCCATACTTTAGATTTCAATCAACAGAACAAGATGTTGCCGAAACAAACATCATTGAAATTATTCGTATGATGGGAAAGAATGTATATTACATTCCAAGAGAAAATGTTCAGCTTGATAGATTATTCGGTGAAGATCCTCTAACTAAATTCACAAAAGCCTATCAAATTGAGATGTATGTTGCGTCTGTATCTGGATTTCAAGGAGCGGATGTTGTCACTAAATTTGGCCTTGAAATCAAGGATACTTTAAATTTAATTGTAAGTAAAAAAAGATTTACTAAAGAAGTAACAGAAAAAAATCAAACGATTATTCGTCCTAGGGAAGGAGATATAATCTATTTTCCTTTATCAAAGACTATGTTTGAAATTAATTTTGTTGAGCATGAATTGCCATTCTATCAATTGGATAAAAATTATGTGTTTACATTATCATGCGAAACATTTGCATATTCTATGGAAAAATTTGAAACTGGTACACAGGAAGTGGATGCTATTACAAATTTCAAGCAAACTATATACAATTTCTTGATTGGTGCTACAGCCAATGGCTTCACATCTGCATTCAATCAGACAATTCGCGGAGAAAAGGTCTTTGTACCAGGAACTATATCAGGTACAACATCTTTCTTCAGAATATTGGATTTGGATCTTTCTGGAAAGACTCTAACAGCAGAGTTGCTATCTCTAGACGGAATAACATTCTCCAATCCAACGCAACTTACAAGTTCAGTTTCCGGTGTTACATTTGAAATCAAGAGCTATAGCAGCAATAACTCGTATGGAACAATTAATACTGTTCTTCAAGATAATGCTGGTGAAGTACCACCATTTGATTATCAGCGTGGATTTACTGGATCTGGTAGCAAGTATGAAGATCCTATAATTAATTTCACGGATGTAGATCCTTTCTCAGAAGGTAATTACTAATGTTTAACGCATTTAATAATCAATCTATAAGAAAATTAGTTGTAGCATTTGGTTCTTTATTTGATGAGATCTATGTTATAAGAAAAAATAATACAACAAATGTTGAAGAAAAATATAAGGTTCCTATTACTTTTTCTTCAAAGGAAAAGTTCTTGAGAAGATTAGAATCAACATCTTCTATTTCAGAAGGTGTAAAAACGCAGATAAATTTACCTTATATAAGTTTTGATATTGGTGGAATTGCTTATGATAGCAACAGAAAAAGAAACAAGCTTAGAGTAGCTTCAACTTCAGAAACAAACGAAGAAACTGGAGAAACAACCACATATAAAACATTTGCAGAAACACCAGTTTCTATAGGTTTAAATTTATTCTTTTACACAAGAAATTTGGATGAACTTTTTCAGATAATAGAACAAGTTACTGCATATTTCAATCCAGAATTTAATATTAGATTGAATTTTAATGAAATTCATAAGAATATAAATGTACCAATATCAATGAGGGATGTTAGAATATCTGATGATCATGAAGGGGCTTTAAATTCCAGAAGAACAATAATTGGAACCATAAATTTTGTGGCTTCAAGCTATTTGTTTGGGGAAATAAAATCTGGATCTTCTATTTCCACTTTTACTTTCAATATCGATGAAGATCCAGATGATACAGCATATGCGGCTTTATTAAATTCTCAAACATCTAATATAATTTTAAATCCTGATTATTTAAATCAGACTTATAATTTAACAGGAACTTCAGATCCCACATTCATAAGTAAATTTACTTGGACTGAAAATAATGTAACTGAAGATTTTACAAAAATTTTACTTTATGATGCTGTTACTAATGAATCCATAGGTTCTATCAAAATTCTAGCCAATACTTTGACTTTAAATCAAACTGATGTTGGGTATTTTACTAAACAATTAGCACTTGCAGTAAATGAAGATCCATATGATACTGTTCCATGTGTTATTCCTGGTATTGTTTTAATAGATTATCAAAAACCAAAATATTATTTTAAGATTTCTAATGGACAAGTAAGCACAACTTTCCCGGCAAAAATAAATACTATATCTGTTTGTACTTGATTATGAATGAACTAAATGAATTTTTTAATATAAAACCTACAGAAAACGCTAGCAAAGAAATTCAAGAAATCCCAGAAAAGGATTTTGAATATGCCAAGCGTAATATGTACGACATCATTGAGAAGTCAAAGCTTGCTCTTGAGGGTATTATGAAGGTTGCCACTGAAGGCGATTCTCCAAGAGCATATGAGGTAGTAACTCAAATGCTGAAAACCATGTCAGAGATCAACAAAGATCTTATAGATCTTGAGAAGATAAAGAACGAAGCAAATAAGACTACTATAAAAACAACGAATAATAATTCATTCTTCATAGGCTCTACTAGTGATTTACAGGATCTAATCAATCCTGAAAGAAGCAAGAATAAAGCTATAGAAATGAT